TCAACTCAGGATGAGCCATTATATTTTGAACTGACAACAGAAGGTTTTACAACCGACGGTTATTTAGATGCAAGATTAAAAGATGCAAGAAAAGTTTTAAGAAAGGAACTAGATAGACCTAGATGGTTACTTTGGATGTACACACAAGATAATGAATTGGAAGTATGGCAAGATGAGTCATCTTGGGTGAAAAGTAATCCAGGTTTAGGTGTTATAAAAAAATGGTCTTTTTTAAGAGATATGGTTGAAGAAGCTAAAACAAGTACAAGTAAAAAGGCCTTTGTTTTAGCAAAGGACTTTAATATAAAGCAAAATAATGCTCAAGCATGGTTACAAGAAAAAGATATAAGAAATCATTTAACTTATGATATAGAGGATTTAAGAGGTTCTGTAGGAATAGGTGGAGTGGATTTATCTGAAACAACAGATTTAACGGCTGCAACAGTTATGATAATGAAATCAAATAGTAGAGAAAAATATTTTATAACACATTATTTTATCCCTGAGCCTAAACTTCAAGAAAAAGATGATGATAAAGATTATCTACAATGGGCAAAAGATGGATTTTTAACCGTATGTAATGGTGATGAAGTTGATTATACAGATGTTGTTAATTGGTTTGTAATGCTTTATAAAAAATATAAAATAAAATTATTTAAAGTTGGTTATGACAGATGGGGAGCTAAATCTTTTGTAAAAGATATGGAGGATTATGGGTTTGATATGGAGAGAATAAATCAAGATTATTCTAATCTAAGCCATCCAATGAAACTTTTAGAAGCTGAATTAAAGTCAAATAAAATAAACTATAATCAAAATCCTATCTGTATATGGTGTTTTAAAAATACAGCTTGTAAATTTGATAATTTCGGAAGGATAATGCCAGTTAAAGTTCAAGATATGAGAAATAGAAGGATAGATGGAACTTTAGCAAAATTAAATGCAGAGGCAACTTTAGATAGGTATAAAAATGAATATTTACAAATTGTAAATTATTAGAAATGGAGGTGGAAAAGTGAAAATATTCAACTTTGCAAAAAAAAAGGTAAGAAATTATGTATATGCAAAGATGTTAAACGGAAATACTCCAGTTTTTTCATCCTTCGGAAAAGATATATATGCATCAGATATAGTAAAGGCTTGTATAAGATGTAAATCAAATGAAATAAGTAAATTACAACCTAAACATATTCGTAATGTTGATGAAGATAAGCAAGAAATTGTAAAAAGTTCAATAAATAGGCTTTTGAAATTTTCACCAAATCCATTAATGACAAGTAAAGAGTTTTTAGAGAAGATAACTTGGCTATATGAGAGTACATTTAACTGCTTTATATATCCAACATATTACTTAACAGATACAAGTAATGGGGGAAAATCAAAAACTTTTACAGGGTTTTATCCGTTAGATCCTATAGCAAGCACATTTTTAGAGGATGAAGCAACTGGAGAATTATTTATAGAATTTACTTTTAGAAATAGTGAAAAATATACATTACCGTATAAAGATATAATTCACTTACGAAAAGATTTCTCTTTTAATGATTTAATGGGAGGAAATGAGAATGGTACCAGGGATGATAAAGGCCTACTTAAAATACTTAATGTTGATAATACATTAGTGGAAGGGTTAGATAAAAACGTAAAAGCTGGATTATCTATCAACGGTATGTTAAAAATTAATACTATGCTAGATGAAGGGAAACAAGCTAAAGAAATTCAAAAATTTGAGGAAAAATTAAAAACATCAAATAGTGGTATTTTACCTATTGACTTAAAAAGTGATTTTATTCCAATTAATATGACTCCAACAACTATAAATAAAGATATATTATCCTTTTTAGAAAATAGGATTTTAAATACCCTTGAAGTCCCACTTTGTATAATAACAGGAGATTATAATGATGAACAATATCAAGCATATTATGAAAAGACAATAGAACCTTTTATACAGTTATTAGGACAGGCTTTTACAAGAGTTTTATTTACTGATAGAGAGATTGATTGCGGTAATGAAATTATTTTTTATTCTCAAAGTTTGTTATTTACAAATACGAAAAATAAAATAGCGGTTGCTGATATTTTAGGAAACAGAGGAGCATTGACCGATAATCAACTATTAGCTTTATTTGGATATCCACCATTTGAAGGGGGAGATATTCGTCATATGTCTCTTAACTTTATAAATAGGGATATAGCAGATAGTTATCAGATGCAAAAGAAAGGGGTTGAAGAAAAAAATGGATGATTTATTAATTCGTCGAAATTATAATATCTTTGATATAATGACACGATCACAAGAAGATGATAATGGAATAAAAAAAATAGAAGGTCACCCAGTTGTATTTGAACAAACCACTGATATAGGTGGTTATTTTTATGAAGTAATTGACAGAGGTGCTTTTGATGAATGTGATTTAACAGATGTTTTATTGTTTGTAAATCATAATCAAAATAAAATTCCTTTAGCTAGAAGTAGAAGAAACAATGGAAATTCTACCATGCACTTACAAATTGATAATATAGGTCTTTTTATGAGTGCAGATATAGATATAGATAATAATCCAGAAGCAAGGGCTCTTTATAGCGCTATTAAAAGAGGGGACCTTGATGGAATGAGTTTTGCATTTAGAATTAAGGAGCAAGAATGGCTTAATTTAGATACTAAAATGCCAACTCGAAGAATAAAGAAGTTTGCTAAGTTGTACGAAGTAAGTGCAGTAAACAAACCAGCTTACGAAAGTACTGATATAAATGCACGTGATAAAGATGCATTGGAGAATGCAAAAAGGGAACTGGATAGTGCTCGTTCACAAGAATTGGATAATTCTGCAGATAACTTAGAGTTAGAAAAAGAACAATTTAAATTTTTAAAAATAACAGGAGGTATAAATAATTATGAAGGATAAAATATTAAAATTATTTAATGCAAAAACAGAAAGAAGAAAGCAATTAATTGAAAAAGGTAATACATGTAATTCAGTTGATGAATTGAGAAGTATAAATACAGAAATTGAAGCTTTAAACGAAGAAATAAGACAACTTCAAGAAGTTATAGACTCAATGGATGAAGTAGAACCTCAACCTATAGAAGATAGAAGTCAAGTAAATCCACCACAATTTAATCCAATAGCAACTTATGGATTAAGAGGGAATCAAACTCAAATAATTGAAGATGAAGATGTATTTGGTACTATAGGATATAGACAAGCATTTAAAAATTTTGTTATAAATGGTACTCCAATTCCAGAAGAATATAGAGCAGTACAACAAGAACAAAGAACAGATGCTTTAACTGTAGTAGGAGATATAGGAGCAGTAATACCTACAAATGTATTAAATAGGGTTATAGAAGATTTAACGGTAGAAGGTAAAATATTATCTAGAGTAACACAAACATCTTATCAAGGTGGTGTAGAAATACCTATAGCTGAAGCTCTTCCAACTGCAACTTGGTTAGCAAATGAATCTACTGTTAGTGATGAACAAAAAGCAAAAATGGAAGCTAAAATAACTTTTGGATATCATGTACTAGAAGCAAAAGTTGCTATAGGCTTATTAAGTGCAACTGTTTCACTTCCAATATTTGAAACAACAATAGTCAACCAACTTAAAAAAGCTATGATAAAAGCAATTGAATATTCAATAGTAAAAGGTTCAGGAAGTGGAGAACCTAAAGGTTTCACAAAATATACTCTACCTATAGGACAAAATATAGAAATGACTGCATCTACTATAGGAACAGTACAAGCATGGGCAGAAGTAGAAGGCGCAATTCCAGAAGCTTATGAAGATGATTCAATCTATGTAATGAGTAAAACAACTTGGGAAAAATATCTAAATGGAATGACAGATACTACTGGCCAAAGAATAGGACTTGGGAAAATAAATGAAAAAGGTCAAAAAATATTAAATGGTAGAGAAGTGCTTACTGTTGATAAATTTAAATCATTTGATGCAGCTACAAACGGTGAAATATTCGGAGCAGTTGTGAATTTATCTGAATATCTATTAAATTCTAATTTAGCTATGTATTATAAAAAATACTTCAATGAAGATAAAAATAAATGGATCCATAAATGCTTAATGATAGCTGATGGACAAATGGCAATTGGAGAAGATAGCAGTTCTGTTTTAAGAGGAGCTGGAGGATTATTATATCTTAAAAAGAAAGTTGTTACTTCTTCTGGTAATAATTAAAGAGGAATATATATGGTTGCTATAAATAGTGTTGATGATGTAAAAAAAACAATGAATCTAACTATTGAAGATGGTGATTTTGATATAAGTTTACAAACTAAAATTATAGCTGTTGAAATGTATTTAAAAAATGCTGGGGCAAGCGAAGAAACTATAAAAAGTCAATTAGGACTTATGTGTGTAAGTGTAGGAGTAAATGACTTATTAAATCAAGGAGCTGGAGAAACAAAGTTTTCCCCAGCTTTTACAATGCTTGCAAATCAAATATGTAGGTGATTTTCATGTTTTTAGATAAAGTTTTATATTTTCTCACAGAATATACAGAACAAAATAGAATAGGTAATAATATAAAAAAATATAGTAAAAGAAAAGTATTTTGCAGTGAAAAGTCTGTTGGTCAAAATCAATTTTATCAAGCGCAAATGATTGGTCTTGAACCAGCTTATGTATTAGTTATAAGGCCTTTTGAATATAAAAATGAAAGGTTAGTTGAATATAATGGAATAATGTTTAAAATATTAAAAGTATTTAAAAAAAGTAGTACAGAATTAGAAATTACATTGGAGGCGGTTAAAATTGGCGAATAGGACAAATCAAAAATCATACATCTCTAAAGTAGAGAAATGTAAACAAAGAATTAATGAAAAGCCTAGTAAATTTCTTAATAAAATAGGAAGTTTTATATGTTCCGAAGCAAAAAGAAAACAGAGAAAAAGAAAAGGAAGAATGAGAAAAGGAACACAGTACTGGGCTAGAAAAAGAGAAAAGGATTTGCAAATAGGAACGAAATGTTTCTATGAACCTGCATTTGAAAGAGGTAATAAAAAGATAGATTCAGAACCTAGTTTTTTACCAACTGTAGAAGAAAATATTGATACTATACAACAGTTAGTAAAAGCAAGTTATTCTGATTTAAATGGTGAATAGAATGAATGATTTATTAGAGTTAATTTTAAAAGAATTAAAAAAAATACATAAGAGAGTATATTATGAGGATGCTGAGGATGAGGCAATTTTCCCATATATAATTTTTTATATTAGTGTAGGTACAAATACTGAGGAAAGACATGATGATACTTTGGTGATTGAAGTTTGGGAGGAAAACCAAGACACAACTAAATTAGAAGATATTGTTGATGAAATAGAAAAACACTTTGATTATGAGTGTTTTAATACAGATAAATTATCAACGGTAGCTTATAAAGAATCAAGATCTAGAAGTGAAAAAGAAAAAAAAGAAGATTTATCATGTAGAGAAATAAGATTTGAGCTACAAACATATTATTGTTAGGAGGTAACAAAATGGCAGAAACTCTAAAAAGTAATACTATACTTTTAGGCCACGGCATATTTGCTATAGGAGGAAAAGCAGTAGCACTTACAAGAGGTGGAGGAAAATTCATTGTAGAAAGAGAATACCGCAAAATAGAAGCTGATGGATATCCTGGAGCAATAAAAGGTAATATTGTAATAGATAGTTCTCAGGCAAAATTGGAAATTAATCAATTGACAGTAGTTCCAGAAGATTTTGCTAATTATTATCCAGGACTAAATGTAGACACAAAGACTGCTGGAACTGTAAAGATAACAGGTGATCATACAATAAAAGACTCTGATTATCAAGATTTAATTACATGGACAGGCAAAACAAGGGAAGGGAAAGCAGTTAAAATAACTGTAAAAAATGCAATAAATCTAGAAAATATAGATTGGGAAATGCAAGATAAATCAGAAGTTATTAATAAATTGACATATGAAGCTTGTTTTACAGAAGGAGAATTAGAAACAGAACCATGGGAAATTGAATGGGGAGTAGCAACACAATCAAATGAGCAACAAGCACAAGGAACTGAATAAAACTATAATAAAAAGAGTCTTTTTATAGACTCTTTTTTAGTTATGGGAGGTAAAAATGAACTTAGAAATAAGAAAATTAAAAGCAAGAGATATTTTTAAATTTAGTAAAATATTGAAAAAATTAAATGATAAAAATTCATTGCAAAATATAATAAAAACAGCAAATGAAAAGAATTTAGAAGAAAAGGACAGGGTAGAATTATACGGAACAGAAATAGTTTGTCTTTTAATAGAAAATTTAGATGAAGTAGAAGAAGATATATATGAATTCTTAGCTGATTTAGTAGGAATGACTCCAGAAGCTTTTTCTAATTTAGATTTAAGCGATTTAATAGAAATAATAAGAAAAATAGCACAAGAGAATAATTTATCGGCTTTTTTCGCTGCAGTAAGCAAATTAACAGATTCGAAATAATTGACTTACTGCTTTCTAGATACTCAAGTATAGACTATGTTTTGGATTTAGAATTTCAAGATTTTGAAAAATTACTTAAATATATAAATAAAAAGAAGAAAGAAGAAGAACTATGGGATTTATATCTAGTTAATTTTTCACATATGGATAAACAAAATTTTGAAAGTTTTGAAGAGTACAAAAGAAGAGTAATGAGAAACTCTTATGGAGATGATGATAATGAACAAATCGCAAGTGTAGAAGAAGTTATGGAAGAAATGAAAGATGTTATGGCTATATTTGAAAAGGAGGTTAAATAATGGAGATATTTAAACTCTTTGGAACAATATTAATAAAAGATGAAGAAGCCTTACAAAAATTAAACAATGTTGATGAAGTTGCACAAAATACATCTAGTAAATTTAGCAATATGATTTCTAATATAGGGAAAATAGGATTAGCTTTGGGAGCAGCTGCAGGTACAGCATTAGTTGCCGTAGGAAAGTCTATTGTAGATGTCAGTAGTGAATTTCAAAAAGCATGCAATCAATTGCAAGCATCAACTGGAGCAACTGATAAAGAAATGCAAGGTTTATCTCAAACCATGAAAGAAATATATGCTGACAACTATGGAGAATCGTTTGAAGATGTAGCAAATGCAATGGCAGAAGTCCAAAAGCAAACAGGATTGACAGGGGATGCACTAAAAAATACAACAGAAAATGCACTTGCACTTAGAGATACATTTGATTTTGAAGTTAATGAAAGTGTAAGGTCAGCTCAAATGATGATGGAACAGTTTGGATTAACATCAGATGAAGCATTTAATTTAATTGCACAAGGAGCACAATCTGGATTAGATAAAAATGGGGATTTGCTTGATACAATAAATGAATATTCAGTGCATTTTGAGCAAGCTGGATTTTCCGCTGAAGAAATGTTTAACATGCTACAAAATGGGACAGAAGCAGGAACATTCTCGGTTGATAAATTAGGAGATGCGGTAAAAGAATTTGGAATTAGAATGAAGGATGGAACTGCAGATGATGCAATAAAAAAATTAGGCCTTAGTGTTGATGATACAACTTCTAAATTTGCAAAAGGTGGAGAAAGTGCTAAGAAAGCAACAAGTGATATAATGACTAAGTTGTTTGAATTGAAAGATCCATTAGAACAAAATACACTAGGAACTCAACTATTTGGGACTATGTGGGAAGATTTGGGAGTTGATGGAGTAAAGGCTCTTATGAATATTAATGGAGAGTTTGATAAAACAAAAAAATCAATTGATGATGTAAAAAACATAAAATATAACGATATAGGAAGTGCACTAGAAGGTATAAAAAGAAGTATTCAAGTAGGGTTGTTGCTACCTTTAGGTGAACAAATATTACCGTTATTAAGTGATTTTGCTAATTGGTTTGCAAATACAGGAGTACCAGCTTTACAAGCATTTGGTTCATATTTATCTGGAGGATTTACAGCTGCTTTTTCAGTAGTAACAGGAGTAATAAATGGATTTAAAAATGGATTACAAGCAATAAAAACATTTGCATCACAAAATCAAACAGCCTTAGCTTTACTTGGAGTAGCAATTGGAACTTTAACAGTAGCAATATTGGCTTATAATGCAGCTAAAATAGCGAGTGCAGTAGCAAGTGGAGCAGAGACTGTAGCAATAGTTGCGATGTATGCTGCAGAAGCTATAGCAACAGGAGTTACAACAGGATTAACGGTTGCTACTACGGCATTAAGTACTGTAATGGCATTTTTAACAAGTCCAATAACACTTGTTATAGCAGCTATAGGATTGTTAGTTGCTGCAGGAGTTTTATTATACCAAAATTGGGATACTGTAAAAGCAAAAGCAACAGAGATTTGGAGCGGAATACAAAATGTAATTACCACAGTATTAACGGCTATACAAAATACAATAAATACAGTACTAAATACTATAAAAAATATAATAAATACTGTATTAAGTGCTATACAAACAGCTATACAAATATATTTTAATATGTATAAGACAATAATAGTAACCATTATTACTGCAATAAAAACAGTAATAACTACGATTTGGAATGGAATAAAGGCGGTTTTTAGCAATATATTAAATGCGATAAAAAGTGTAATAACAATACAATTTAATGCTTATAAAACAGCTATAACTACAACATTAAATGCAATAAAAAGTGTAGTTTCAAGTGTATGGAATGGAATAAAAAGTGTTGTTAGTAGTGTATGTAGTAGCATATCGAGTACCGTGTCAAATAAATTTAATACAGTGAAGAATACTATATCTAACATAATGAATGGAGCTAAAAATATTGTATCAAATGCTTTAAATAAAATAAAAGGATTTTTTAGTAGTTGTCATTTAAGCTTACCAAAGATAAAATTGCCCCATATAAAGATAAGCGGCAAATTAAGTATAAACCCCCCAAGTGTGCCTAAATTTTCAGTTAGTTACTATGCTGACGGTGGAATTATGACTAAACCGACATTATTTGGCATAAATGGGAATAAAGCTATGGTAGGTGGAGAAGCTGGTCCAGAAGCTATCCTACCACTTAATAATTTTTATAAGTATTTGGATAAGAAATTAGATGATGAAACTAAGCCTTATACTTATAATGTTAATATTAATTTTGGTGATGTTACTGTTAAAAATGAATCAGATCTTAATAAATTAACAGATGCTATAGATAAAAAATTGCAAACTCTTATAAATAGAAATAAAAAATTGAAAGGAGATGTTACGGTTGTATAAGTTATATTATAATGAAAAACCTATCCCAGATTTTGTTATTATAACGAAAATAGAAGAACCACTAATCGGGGATATAACCAATACTGTAATATCTTCTAACTATGGATCTAAATATAAGAAAACTGAATTTGGAACAAAGATAGTAAAAGTGTATTGCACAGTAAAAAAAGGATTTAAAATGCTGATGGACATTAATAAAATAACTGAACTAAATGAATGGTTAAAAGGTGATAATTGGAAGGCAACAAAGCTTGTATTACCAGGACGAGATTATTATTATGAAGCTATAGTTAATAATGCACCAGATTTAGAACCGAATAACTATACAGCTAGTTTTGAGATTGAATTTTTAATTTTAAATCCAGATAAGATTAATCTTATAGAATACGAAAGCAACAATATGAATATAAATTATATGGGAACTTCGGAAGAAGTATATCCAACGATAATTCTGAAGATAACAAATGCATGTAGCGAATTGAAATTAAGTGTTAGTAATAGGAAATATAATAATTATATAAGATTGAAACATAATTTTTTAACTAATGATGAAGTTATTATAAATATGAAAACTAAGAAAGTTACAGTAAATAATATTGTAAAAATGCAAATACTAACATTAGATAGTAGATTTCACAAATTAACAAAAGGTGAAAATATATATACTTTAAATAATGGAAATGCTAATGTGAAAATAAAATATAGAAATAGATATATATAGGGGGTGTTAATATGTTATATATCTTTAATAAAGACGATATTTTGTTAGAAGTTTTAGATCTAGATGATATTGAAGAAGATACAATGGATAGACAGATTAACTCCACTTATAAATATGAAATAAAACTTGATATAAATTTAAGTAAAAACCTAATTAAAGAAAATAAATTAGGTTTTTTTGATTTGAATGATGAATTTCAGCTATTCATAATAAAAGAAATAACTGACACAATATATAGCGATGATATTAAAGAGTTGTATTGTATACATGATTACTATAGTACTAATAGCCATATTATTACAGATAAAAGGATTGTAAATGGAACATGTTTACAAGCTATTACAAAGGCATTAGAAGATACAAATTATAATGTAGGTATTATAGGAGAATTTGCAACAAATATAGATATAAATTTTTATTATATTTCAAGTTGGAAAGCACTTAATGATACTGTAGAAAAATTTGAGGGAGAAATAAGACCTAGAATAGAATTTAATGAAGATAATACATTAAGTAAGTATATAGATATATTAAATAGATTAGGCGAAGATAGTGGAATAAGATTTACATATGACACGAATGTGAAACAAATAAAAAGAAATATTGCTGATGAAGAACATTATAATGTGTTATATGGTAGAGGTTCGAGCCTACCCACAACAGACGAAACTGGAGAAGAAACAGGGGGATATACTAGATTAATTGATTTTGAGGATGTAAGTTGGTCAGTAGCTAATGGAGATCCATGTGATAAACCAAGTGGTAAAAAATATGTTGAAGATTTAAATAGTATTAAAAAATATGGTCGTTTAGAGGGGATATATGAAAATAAAGATATATCTGATACTACAGAGTTATTACAAGCTACATATAACAAATTACAAGAAACAAAAGAACCTAATGTAAGTTATGAAGCTGATGTTGAAGATATACAGGATATAGAAGGATATGAGCATTATAGTTATTCATTAGGGGATACAGTAATAATATTAGATGATGACTATGATATAGATTTTGAAAGTAGAATTATACAAGAAAAACAAAGTATAAAAAATAAAACTAGAATTATTACTATGGGATATATATTACCTAGCATGAGTGATAAAAATTCAGATGCTACAGTTGGAGATAATTCTAGTTCTTCTGATAAAGATGATACTATAAAAGATGAAAATTTTCCTAATACATTACCAGATCCTCCAATATTAACCGTAGAAAGAGAAGGATTTGCGAGTGTATCTTTAGTGTGGACCTATGAAAATAAAACATACTATATATATGAAATATACGCCAGCCAATTAGAAAACTTTAATCCTACACAAGATAATTTGATATTTAAGGGAAATGCAAGTGCATTTTTGCATGAAGTAAATTTTAATCAAACTTGGTATTATAGAGCAAGGTGTACTAATACACATGGTCAAAGTACTGCTTTTTCAGATGAAGTAAGCGCAACAACATATAAAATTCAAGATGGTACAGAAATATTTGAAAAAGCTGCAATAAAAGAAGCATTAATTGAAAGTTTAAATGCTGATAAAATAACTGCAGGTAAAGTAAAAGGTACTTATATAGATGCTAGAAATCTTACTGTAGAAGATGGAAACGGAAATGTAACCTTTTCAGTAAGTAGTGATGCAATTGTAAGAATGATACAAGGACTTATAGATATTTCAGACGAAGGGATAAGAATTAATCTTATTGATTCAGAGAATAAGATCTTAGGATATGTTCTTTATGATGGGCAAGGTGTTCAAATATTTACGCAAGCAGATGAATCAATTTCACACCTTACTCGTGAAGGTTCTTATATAGATAATCTTGTAGTAAAGCATATTAAATGTAGTGAGTTATTCAAGGTAGCAAACCTTTGTGGATGTTCATTAAATTGGTATATAGCTGACAAAGCAACTGGGGATGGAACAGGAAGGGATGAAGAGAATAAAGCTAATTCACTAAAAGATGTGTTGAGAACAATAAGAAATTATGGACTAAAATTTACAGATGTATTGAATATTTATGTTGAATCTGGAATATTTGATGAACAAATAGTAATACAAGATTTTGAAGGAACACAGATAAATATAATAGTTTCTGAGGGTGTAATAATAAATACAGATAAATTTGTAATAGAAGATTGTGGGGCTAGATTAAACATAAAAGCTGAAACAAGTAAAAAATGCACTGCAACAGATATTACAGCAGATGATATAAATAAAAGAGCATTAATAAAAACATCAAATTCTGATTATGCTATATTAGCATCAAATTCTAATTATATAAAAATATCAGGATTTAGAATAAGAGGAGCGGGTGGGGGAAGTTGTGTAAGAACTTATGAAAAAGGTAATGTAATATTAGAAGATTGTGATATAAGTAATTTTGATTACGGAATGTATGCGAATCAATTTTCAATGTGTTGCATGAATGGTTGTAGAGGAAATATAAAACAGTTAGCATATACTGCAAATCTTGCACCATTTTCTTCAACAAGCAATATACCAAAATGCACAGAAGCATCAACAAATGATGAACTCGTTGATGTAAGACAAAGTGGACAATGGATAAAAGAAAATTCATATACTCAAAATGATACTTTATATAGAGAAACTTCTACAAGTACAGGAGATACGCCTAGTACAAATATAACTGATAACTTCATAATAAATAATCTATATACAAAAGTTGAAGGAAGTGGAAAATCTAATACAAATAGAAATGGGTACACAGGGCAAGGACGATTTAAGACATATCAAGCACATAGAGGATATATGATACTCCCAAGTGCACAAATAATTGCATCGATTCAAGCAAAAAAAAATTATGAAGTTAAATTATCAATGACCAGATTAAATACAGAACATGGTTATAATTCAAAAACACCACATCCAGTTTTACGTGCAGTTGGTAGTGGTATAGAAACAGATTATTGGGATAGTCAAGTTAAATTTGCTAGAGGTGAAACTAATGTTATAACACTTCCTGATGCTATTCGAAATGCTATAGCAGAAGGTGCGACGCAACTTGAATTATGGGCAGAAACAGAGCAAGAAAAACAATATAGTTTTTATAATAATATTAGTTTGATTGTAGAAGGTGAAAATAAAGAAAGTAGTGGAAGCTCAGATAATGATTTTACTTATGCAGATGAATTAGTAGAAACTGCTATGACTTATTATAGAGTATGTGATAATGAGTATGTTTCAGGTCAATCGTGGTCACAAGGTTTTACATATCGTTCTAGTAATACTCCAATGAGTGGAAATTGTGTAGCTGAACAAGGTGTAACTAATAGTTTATGGGTTGCGAAGACAGATACAAAAGGCAATACACGACACTATAAAGCTATAGATTGTTCAACAGCTGTAAATATGTGGTTAAGACATATTATATATGAGAAATCACCATACAAAAACGAGACTCTATTTAATGCATTTAGAGCAAATATATTGCAAAAAAATGACGAGTCAAAATGGGCGATAGTTCCAACTCGTTCGGACGGTAAAGCAGCAAGATATGCATACGAGATATGTAATTACTTCTACAGAATGAATAAAGGAATAACTTATTTAAAAGATCCAGATACAGGGAAGGTTATAAAAGGAAGTATAGGTACAGAAGCAGATAACTATAGCAAGATTAAAAAAGGATATATTGTATTCCATGCTAAAAAAGATGCAACAACTGGAGAATGGAAGCGACCAAAAGTTACAGAATTTATGCATGTATCACACGTTGCAATTTGTTATGGTCAATCAAATACTTATAATGCAAACTCTATAATAGAAAGTACAAATGTAACAACGAAAAAACATACAATGACAGATGGAGTAACAACTCTTAATGCAGGTATGAGAATAGATAAGATAAGTAAATATGCAGATGATATCGTAATGGTAGTAAATCCAGAAGCGTTTTTAAGTAGTTCAAGTGGTGGAAGTTCTGGAGGAGGTTCTACAGAAACAACAGGTAAGGAAGAATATACAAATTGTTTTAATATGAGTGGAACTATAAATGGTCATAACTATATCTACAAACTTCAAAATTGTAAAATAACTGGATATGGAGGTGATAGCGGTTCAGCTTGTAATATACCATTAAGTCTAGCAAAAACTTGTGGAAGTTTTAATTTGCCTTATGGAACAAAAGTATATATAGCTTCAATGGATGGGCGAACAATTACAGATGGTAATGGAAAATCAGTTAAATCAGATGGAGTTTTTACTATTAACGATACTGGAGTTGGATGTACAGATTTTGATTTATATGTAAGCACAAAGTCCGATAGTGATGCTGAAAAAGTATTTAAGAACACGTTAAGAGAAGATGTTTATATTCTTGAATATGGTAGTGGATATGGTTATGCATGGAGCTATACTCAATCTTATGAGTGGGCATATAAAAATGGAACATTGAGTGCATATAGATCAGCCTTTAAAGATTATATCAAATATGGCGGAACTCTAATTAACTTCTTGAAATTCAAATCAAATGATGCAAATATAAGAAGCTCAACTTATTGGAGTATATTAAACAGTTAATAGGAGGTGTATTATGAGAGATTATGATATAGAGAGTGATTTAAAGCAGGAAAAATTTCAACATCTAAAATTAGTTCAAGGTGATAGAGGGAATAAAATAAAAATTAATGTGTATGAAGATGGGCAACCAGTAAATCTAACTGGTTGCTCTATTACTGCTAAATACAAAAGAGCAGATGGACAAGTAATAGATGGATCTGTAACAAATATATCTAATAATTCCTTTGATGCTGTAATGGATAGTGATATAACAAAAGTAGTAGGTACTTTAAAAATGTTATTTGGCATAGAAAAAGATGATATCAAAGTGAGTACATTCTTATTATTAGCAGAGGTAAAGGAAGGTATAGGAGAAAGTACAGGAGGTTCAACTGGAGGAAGTACAGGAGGTGGAGAAGTGACAGTAGATCTATCAAATTATCAAAAGAAAAGCGATAGTGCATTAGAAACTACAAGTAAAACAGTAGTAGGAGCTATCAATGAAGTTAATTCGCAATTTAAAGATATTGCGAACAACCAACCAACTGATTTGTCATTAGATAGTGCTACTAATTTACTTCAACTTGTAAATTCAAAGGGTAGTAAATTAGGCAACGGAATAACACTTCCTATGTCAAGTGGTGGGGGTACAAGTCAGTATTTACATATAAAATACTCAAGTACAGGAGCCCCACAGTTAGCAGGACAAATATCAGATACACCAAACGCATATATAGGCTTGTGTGTAGATACAAATGCAGATTCTCCGACAAATCCACGTTCTTATACTTGGTATCAATGGAAAGGAGACAATGGAGATACTGGAGCAACTCCAAATTTACAAATAGGAACAGTAACTACACTAGATAGCGGAATCAATGCTACTGCGAGTATTACTGGAACAACTGAAAATCCATTATTAAATTTAGGTATTCCAAAAGGAGAAAATGGTACTGGTGGAAGTAGTGATACTTTAGTAACTACTAATATATCAGGTACTACTTTATCGTTAACAACAGATAAATATCAAACTGCTACTGTTGTAGATGGTACTGAAATTACATTACCAACAGTTACTTCTTTTACTGAAATTCATTTATTTTTTGGGACAACAACAGATTTAACACTTATATTACCTTCGTGTAAATGGCAAAATGGAAATACTCCGACAATATCAGCTAATAAAACATATGAATTTATTTTCACTTACACTACAGAATGGCTAGGCGGTGTTATAGAATATGTGTAAAAAATTATTAATGAATAATAATTGGATTAGAATTAATGCAGTAGATGGAATAATTCCTATGACAGATATCCAAGTTAATACTGGTGATAAATTAGAAATTAAAGTCTTTCGCAAAACTCAATCATCTAATAAGGGGTATGTTTATGATGCAAGAAATGTTGGGTCAAGTTATCACTTTTATGACCCTACAACAAATTTGTATAGTGTGGCTGCTGGCAAATCTGGTTATGTAAGAATATCGGGGCATTATGTTTTAGGGCAACAAAACTCTAACGATGCATTAAATGCTGATTATGTTATATATAAATTAACAAAAGCAAATTAAAGGAGGTATAAACTATGTATGCAAAACTAAACAATGGAGCATTAGAATATGCTCCACAAAATTACAAATTAAATGATGGTAGAACAATAGTAGGTTTTAACAAATCTGTTGCACTAATGACTAGATATGGATTTAAAGAAGTGATAGACCAACAACCAAGTTATAATGCAGATACTGAATATCTAGTAATAACAGGATATACAGAACAAGATACAACAATAACAATCGTGTATGCGGTAAAACAAATGGATTTAATAGAACAAGAACTGACTATAGATGAAAAAATAACACAACTTAAAAATGTGGACACTGAACATGAAGAGGCATTAGCAGAATTAACTGAAATGATTCTAGCTTTACAAGAAGGAGGTGCTAAATAATGGCAAGAATATATGCTAATTTAATTATAAAGAAACTTAGAACAATAGAACAAGTACCAAAAATGTTTAAAGACGCGACTCTTAAAATATTAAAACAAGATGGGTATGATGGATATGGAGAACCTTTAGCTTAGTTCATAATTTAAAAAGTTAAATAAGGAGGACATAAAATGGAATTCAGTGATGGATATTATAGATTAGACCAAAATGACCATAATTTTTGTGAATGTGAAAAATCATTGCAAGAATGTAAAAATGATTTAATTGACGTAAATAAAATTAAGGAAGAAAGAACAATTTTATTGAAAGACATTTATAGTTATCTCGGAATACAAAACTTTTTAAGAATAACTAAAATATTAAGTAGTTGTGTATATTCTTATTTCCCGAATGAAGAAAAAGTAGAAGAATGTAAAAAATATGATATTCATCATTGTGCTGAATGCTGGGAAAAGGTAATAAGAGAAATGAAAGTGTAGTCTAGTTCACAATTTAAAAATATTGCGTATTTATATTTTTCTATTTTATTGCAAAATCTAACCTTTTTCTATACTATTTGTAATATAGAAGGAGATGAAACATATGAATTTTTATGAAGAAGAATATGAAAATAATTATGGTATGTGGAAAACAAAAATTAATAAACCTATACGAATAAAAAATAAATTGTGCAAGGACTTAAAAATAAATGGATTTTGTTTTTTATGTGGAAAAGAATATACAGTAGACACTAATAATAATGATGTTTCTATAATATTTAACTCTCAAAGATCAGTAAGTTATGATTTTAATCATAAAAAAAATTATAGATTTGAAGCAGAAGTAAGCTCAAAATGTCCACATTGTGATAATGTTAATAAAATTCCAGTTAGTTTAAATTTATATGAAGAAGATTTATAAAATATTAGAAATCATAACTGTGGATAAGTAAGAAAATGTAATAGCAATAGAATCATAAGAGTAGTTATTAATTTAGCTGCTCTTTTTATTTACAGAAAGGAGCTAATATGAACGAAGAACATTTAAGGGATTCGTTAAATAGAATTGAAAGACGACTTAATAGCCATTCGGAGGAGATAGATAAACTAAAACAGGAAAGCATAAGTTTAAAAGTTGAAATAAAGAATTTATGTGACAATCTAAAAGCATTGACATCAACTTTGAAATGGTTTATTACTGCACTGGTAGGAGCTTTTATTAGCTTCTTTTTTTATGCAGTGCAAAACAATATATTTTAGGAGGCTTATTATGGATTTTACAGTTTTAAATGGATACTTAGTAACAACAATAATTGGAGTATGCTTATGCATAGGCTATATATTAAAAAAATGGGTTAAAGATGTAGATAATAAATATATCCCTACAATTTTAGCTGCAATAGGTGTATTACTAAATATTTGGATAACTAAGGATCTAAATGTAGAAATAATATTATCTGGTATGTTATCAGGATTAACTTCAACAGGTTTACATCAAGTATTTAAAAGTTTTATAGAAAATAAGTAATATAAGAAAGTGAGTGATAATATGAGTAAATATTTAGTAGGTATAGATGCGGGTCACAGTTTAGTGACAGATGGGAAAAGAACTCCACCTTTATTAGCAGATATAAAAGACAAACAAGGAAATGTCCTTAAAAAGAAAGGACAAACTATACATGAATACGAATTTAATAAAAAGGTATCATATGCATTAGGTGATGCACTTAAAAGATGTAACATCGGCGTTGCATATTCTGGATTTAAAGATAAAACAGATACACCTTTAGGTACTAGAGCAAAACATCTTAATAGTTTAGGCGTAGATTTAGTTGTATCTAATCACTTCAACGCTAGTGGGAATTGTTTGAAATTCCAAACTAGAGTAAAAGGACTTCTTGTCTTAAAAACTAAAGGTTGTTCTTCTAAGTCTGTATCACTTGCGAAACATGTACACGCAGAGTTAAAAGAAGCACTTAAACCGGAAAAAGATTACGGGGTAGTACAGGATACTGAAATGTGTGGATTCACTCTTGCAATACTTAGACAAACAAACGCACCAGCTATTTTAATAGAATATGGATTCATGGATTATTGGAAAGAAGCTAAACACATGTTAGACGAGGATTATATTGAAAAATGTGCTGAAGCAACAGCAAGAGGTGTATGTGAACAATTAGGTGTAACTTATATGGCAAAAAATACAGATAATAAAACAAAATATCTTAGAGTAATAGCAGACAAAATAAACATACATAATAAAGCTGATTTTAATTCAAGCAGTGTAGTAGGAGAAGTTGAAAAAGGAGATGTATTTACTATAACTCAAAAAATTAAGAGAACTGGAACAGATATGTATAAATTAAAATCAGGAGTTTATATAACTTCTTCTGAAAAATACGTTGAAATTTTTGAACAATAATCCAATTACTGTTACTATTAACCCCATAACCAGTTAGCTGGAGTAACAACATTATCACAATCAGATTTTTGTAGAGCATCTATAATTCTAAGAATCTCAAATATATTTCTTCCAGTT